AAGTAACTAGTACCAGCTTTAGATACACCGGATATTACATTAGTAAAATTAAACCCCATCTTCTTCACCTCTCTTAGCCATTAAACCCATAGATGGTTCCATAGGAGGTGCTTCAACTTCTAACATAATCAACTCTGGTTCATCTTGAGAATCTTCATCAGAGGTATCAAACTCTTTCAGAGCCAGTGCAATAGCACTCATGCTAGGTTTAACTGTACCTTTAGTCTTATTACCAATATCATATTCAACACCAGAAGCCTCTGCTACATTAACAAGTAGCTCTACAAGTACAGGTGCAGCGATAAGACCAGCATCTATAGTGTGATCCCCATCCATAACACTAGCCTTAATGAGGATGTTAACAATAGGAATGATAGGGATACCAGCTTCAATCTGATTAAGGAGTTCTGAAACAAAGTCCTCGTCTTCAAACATAGGGATATAATTGCTTATGACTTCATCTACCGTGTTCAGCTTAGGTGGTTGCTCCCACGGCTTAGACCCCATCTCACCTGTTAAGGATTGTCCGGGTATAGGTGCGTCAAAGGTAGGCTCGTTACTTTGTTCCATTGTTATTTTCCCTCATCTTTCTAAGCTGCTTAATATAGTGTACAACATCTGAGTCTTCAGTAGGTGTGTCCCGCTTAGGTATTAACCCTGTGTTCTTTGTGACCTTATTAGATGATGCTTTATTAATCTCAGCATCTATCTTGTTGTACATTTTAACTATATGTTTTGACATAATGAAATCCCTTGTTACGAAGTTTTACCATCTTTATACTGTAAGTAAGATAAACCTAGAGCAGCAATGTTTTCCCACATAGATGCAGAATTGTTACCTTCAGACTTAGCTACCTCTGCTTCGGCTGCTATAGTAGCCCGAGCTATTGCATTGTATCTTTCAGCCTCACCTTCTGCAAGCTGATAACCCCAGTCTATTTCATCCCTGTATTCCTGCCAAAGATTATTATATGCCTGATTACTAATATCCAGTAAAGACTTAGCATTGATTTCATTAACACGATTAATAGTAGCCGTGTCTGCGGTAGCAATAGTTCTACGCCATTGTGCATTAGACTGGTTTATAATCAAACCATTTGTAGCATTGAACTGATCTCTCTGATTCTTAATCTCAGCATTGAACTTACTCACTGCAGTATCTTCACCCGCATTAGACTGGCTTACTGCTGTCTTCTGTGCAGCATTGAACTGTGATACCTGACTAGCAAGAGTCTTGAAGAACTGATCTGTTTGATTCTCAGAAGTAGCATTAAACTGCTCTCTAGCATTCTCAGCTGCTGCATCTGACATGATAGCTGCTGTACGCTGCTGAGCTTTAAACAAAGAAGTCTGCTGCTTATTAGACATGTTAGCCAGATCCATATCTAAGAAGGACTTAGCATTCTGTACGGCTGCTTGTTGCTTGTTGGATAAAGTAGACATCTCTAGTTGAGACAGTGCTGCAGCCTCTGCCATAATATTAGCTTGGCTATTAGATAGGTTAGCAAGGTTAACAGTACTGGCAATCTGTGCATTCTCAATAGCAATCTGCTGTGAAGCATTGAAGTTCAAGTTAGCTATCTCACCAATCCTAGTAGAGTTAAATACTCTTGCTTGGAATGCTTGGTCAAACTCTTGACCCATGAAGGTAGCACGTTGTTGTGCAGCTAACATAGCTCTTTGTTGTTTATTGTTGAGGTTAGTCGTCTCAAATGAAGCATACATCTGTGCATCAGCAGTAGCGATAGGCAAAGCAGACTCTAAAGCAGCCTGTATGAGTGCCTGACCTGCCATACTAGATGAACCAATACCACGGGAAGCCATCTGAGCAGTCACGTTACGCATAGCCCCTGCTGCCCATGCTGGTGTCTTACCATCATCAAAGGAAGTCATGAGTGTAGCAAGTTGACCCTGTACAGTAGCCCTTGAAGACGGATCCGCTTGTGCAGCTTTAATCTGTTCAGTAAAGGCAGCAGCACTTTGTGCATCAGCTACACTATTAACAATCTCATTACCTTCAAGATTCCTAATAGGTGCCCCATTAACTACTGTGGCAACTGCTTGTGCAGCAGTCAATCCACTAACCGCAGAGGTTGCTTGTTCAGCTGCTGTAATCTGACTGTCTGCACCTACGGTGCCTGTTGCAGCATTAGTAGTATCTAATAAAGTCTTAACAGCACCTGCAGTATCCGTGGTAGCAGCCTGCTTGTTTACTGCAGATGTAGTTATATTGGAGGCACCACTAGCTGTGGCAGAACCAGCAGTAGCAGTAGGATCTATAGCACCTACTTGACCTTGTGTAGCATCCATTAGCTGATCTGGATTTACAGTAGTGGCAACACCTGTTGTTTGTGTGCCAGTTGCCAGCGCAGGGGTAAGGTGTTGCGCTATGGTTATGTCTTCTACTCCACTATCTACATTGTAATCAATACCTGTACCAGTACCTATAGTTGTACCAGTACCAGTGCCAGTAGTTGTACCAGTGCCACTTGTAACTGCAGTGTTAGTTGTGCCTGTAGCACCTGTGTTAGTTGTATCAGTAACTGCAGTGTTAGTGTTGTTAGACGCATCAATAACCGCCTGTTCTGCTACACTAGTATATGCTTTACCTTCAGTGCTTTCTTTAAGAGTGGATAATATATCTTCAATACTAGTACCCTTGGCGAGTTCATTGGAGTAGTGTTCAAACCCCTCCCTCTCAATAGCCCTACCAAATTCATCAGTGTATGCTAGACGAAGCTTTTTGAGATCATCAGATTCCTTACTAAGGGCAACCTTCTCCTCCGGTGTGTGGTAAGCAAAACCTTCAGGACTCCAAGTAAGGTCTGCAAAGACGTCACTATATTCCCTTCCCTCTGCTAACTGAGCAGAATAGAATTTTAATCCCGATGCATCTATCTCACGACCAAACTGTGTTACATAGTCGGCTCTTAACTTTGCTACCTTTTGAGCTTGATTTAATGTAGCTGTACCACCTGTATTTACTGCAGTCGCAGCAGCTGTATTGGTATTGGTAGTCGCAGCAGCTGTATTAGTCGCATTAGCAGTAGTAGCTGTATTAGTAGCTGTATTAGTAGCTGTATTACCAATTCCTTTAGAAGCATCAACATCAGCTTGAGAAACACCAGCAGCCGCTAAAGCAGCACTACCAGTAAGACCTGCAGCAATACCAGCATTAGCCTTATCCACTCTGGTTTGGTAGCCACTAATTTTATTATTATATGAACTAGTATGTCTTGCATTCATATTACCTGATGCTAATTCACTTTTGTAGTAATCCACAGCATCTTGCCATTCCCCTGCCATCCTAGCCAGATACCCCTCAGGATCATCATACATTTTTGATACAGCACCACCATAACTATACCCAGACTTAACCATACCACCATTAGCAAAACGCTGTGTAGTAGCAGACTTCAATACATTATACTTACCCAGTGCTTTAGGGTTAGCTCCTAAATAACTATCAAATGTATTTAAGTCACCTGTATGCCCCAGCTTGGAAGCAATACGCTTCATCTGATCTTCACTGTAACCTTTAAATTGTTGTTGAGGCATATTTATACTCTCTTATATATAATTATTATACTGTACTATATTCTATATGTATCACGGGGGGTGGGGGTTTCACTAGAATAGCACTTTATTAACTAGAAGTCAAGCTTTATTTCAACTATCTTCTAGCTACGATACTTTGGCCGAAATACATCCCAACCACTGCCATGATAGCATGGGGTAACCAAGCAGGTGTCACCATGCCATCTAACGAAACAAATTCAGTCACTGTATCCTTAAAGTCAAAGAATAGGAAACTGAATCCTGAAGTAACATCTATAGGTACTACTGTATTAAATCCTAGTAAAGGTGCCAAGAGTATGAACATAGCCATACCCATGAAAGAGATTACAAGGAAGCGTCTAATCCATTGAGCATTGGGAGTGTCGTACTTACGTGCATTCTCTACACTATCCTCAGAGGCCGTGAACCTACCTAGGAGCTGCTTCTGTTGTTCAGCCTTATCAGCTTGTCCCTGTGACCACATCTTCATCACAGCACCACCTACAGTGCTTAGTAGCATTGTTATGGCCTCCATTGGTAGTCCAAACATACTGTTCTCCTATGATTCCCAAGCTTCATTAATATCAGGTGTATTAGGATCATCACCTAGTTTGAATCCCATTACTTACCTACCTTTTTCTTAGCTGTAGCTGAAAGGTCTTTCTTATGAAACAAATCTTTACTAGTCTTTGTATGCTTAGCACCTGTCATAGCCATACCGTTTGTCTTATGAATAGCACCTTTGTATTCAGTACCATTCTTTAAGTAGTGCTTTACTCCTGCTGCCATAACTTAATCCTTCTTCTTCTTTGCTGTCTTAGCTGCTGCCTTAAAGTTCTTAGCAGTAGGAGCACCTTTAGCCCCTGCTTTCTTCATTATCTCTTTAGAACCTTCTTTGATACGCTTACGCTTAGCATGTATGTTTGAGTATAAACCCATGATACCTCCTATTAAATTGCTAATGGTGTCTGTATGCAGAATACCGTAGTTATTTTATTTGGACTAACTCTTACCACTGAGTAGCTTAGCATGGGACTTATTACAAGCTCATACCCATCAAGCTTAGATACTTCAATAAGCTCTGTCCTACATTCATTAAGAGTTGGAAAGCTTGACACCACTACAGGTACAATAGGCTCTCCACTGGATAGCATTAAAGCTATAGCTACTGAATAGACTACCATTTTATTTTATCCGACCAGTAAGCTGCACTTGTTTTACCCTTAGCAATATTCTTAGCGTGTCTAGCCTTGAAAGACTTTCTCTTTGCTTTCATTGCATCTGACTCACCTGCTTTGGGAGCACCTGCAGTGCTAGCACCTTTCTCTCCAAACCTAATCATCCTATCCTTACCATCATCCTTGATAAGAACTACATGAGATTTCTTACCTTTAGAAGAAGCTTTAGGTTTATTATACCCTTCAAACTTCTCCCCTCTATATTCTATAGCCATTACTTTTTCCCCTTAGTGCAGTTCCTGCATACATTATGCCCTGCTTTAACATAATACGAACCACAGATTTTGCATATGACCATTATGTTTGCCTCATTTATTCATACTAATTCCTTAACATAAACACGGCTACAGAGACTATGGCTGCGATTGAGATACGAATAAACCACTCGTTTGAGCTACTGGTTTTACCCTGCAAGGCGATAGCAACTTTGTTGTCATCAATCTCTTCACTGTGCTTATTCAGCCGCCTATCCTGTGTATTGTTATGTGCCTCTAGGGTTTCTATCTTCGTACCATGTTTGATTAGTAGTGACATTGCATCTGCCAACTTATCAATCTTAGCTTCCAGCCTATCAAATCTTGCATCCGCTTCCATTCTAGTATTCCTTGTTAGGCTTTGAAGTATTGTACTGCAGCAATAATGACAACACCAATGATGATGATTTTAGTCATGTTCTTTTCAATCACTTTCTTAATACCCTCTGGCTCTGTCTTAGTGACAGGGGGAGGTGTAGTAGAAGCGAAAGTAGGTAGAGGAGTAGGTTCAGCTACAGCAGTTAATACAGGCACTGTAACAGCAGGCTCAGGGATATGAATAGGCTCAGGCGCTGTCATAGCCACTACAGGCTTGTGAACCATATTAGTATGGCCAGCAGCCTCTTCACTGTGCCGAATCTCTTCACCTATTTCTTTAAGCTCTCTCCAGATCTGTTGTGAACTATTGCGTACTCTAGCTACATAGATTTTGGAGTCCCCATCGGGTACTGCACGACTTAGGTAAGATGTGTAGTACATCTGTAATTCTTGCTCGATATGATAATCCTCATACCATGCCTTTGGGCCTGCTTTTGCTTTACTCATGTTGATTATTCCCTAATTAAGCGGCTAACGCATCAATCTCAGCTTGCAACCGAGCAATCTCAGCGACTGTTGGATCTACCCAACCAGCTAACTCAGCCCAAGTAGTACCGTCAAACGTATAACGACCACCCTGCCAATCGGCTGGAGGTGTAGTACCTGTGTGGATAGTAGCGTTGCTAGAATTCATATCACCGATCACAAAGTGTTGACAAGTGATGTTGTCAGCAGTTGAGGTTAGCGTATCTGCATCATCAAAATTATAGGCTGATACGTTGTTAGAGTTGAATGTAATTGTTTGCATTAGGTTTACCCTTTAAGAATTAATGAAGTTGCTGATATAGCTTTGCCTGCAAGTACAGATGGAGTACCTGCGCTTGTGGCTAGTGTTCCTGCTGGCTGAACGTAGTAGTCAGTGCCTATGGTTAGGCTTGTTAGGTTGGCTGATACGCCACCTTTGACAGTCACGCTACCTGATGCTGTGTCTGCTATGGCTGCATCTGAGATGCCTATGAAGTTGGTTGAGGTTAGGTTTGTGGCTGAAACTGTTGCTGCTATCTGGCCTACGATTGCAGTACCGTAGCCTGAGTTACCCACATCCCTATAGGCTACTACGAACTTCCCTGCTGCATTTGGATCAAAAGATACTGAGGTATAGTCAGTACTCCCTGAGTTAAAGACATATTCAGACCCAAAGCTAATACTTGTACCTGATACTGTACCTACAATAGCCGTGCCATAGTCTGAGTTAGCATCATCATCATAAGCTACAACAAACTTACCAGTAGTATTAGGATCAAAGGATATTGAGGTATAGTAAGAGGATCCTGAATTAAACACAGCCTCACTGCCATAACTAATACTTGTACCAGATACCGTACCTACTATGGATGTACCGTAGTTTGAGTTACCCAGATCCCTATAAGCTACTACGAACTTATTAGCGTTATTAGGATCAAAGGCTGCTGAGATGTAGTCGGATTGTGATGCATTGAATACATACTCACTGCCAAAGGACACAGAAGTACCAGAGACTGTACCTACTATTGCTGTGCCATACTGTGAGTTACCTGCATCTCTATAAGCAACTACAAACTTTCCAGCAGTATTAGGGTCAAAGGATGCTGAGATGTAGTAAGCGTGGTCTGAATTAAAGGTTGTTGCAGACCCATAGCTAAGTGAAGTGCCTGAGACAGTTCCTACTATGGCTTTACAAGTACCAGTAGGTCCACTGACAGACCGATATGCAACTACAAACTTACCAGCAGTATTTGGATCAAAGGACATTGATATGTCGTAAGAGAGGGTTGAGTTAAAGACATATTCAGAGCCATAACTAATTGAAGTCCCAGAGACAGTACCTACAATGGCTGTACCGTAGCTTGAGTTACCCACATCCCTATAAGCTACTACGAACTTACCTGCTGTATTTGGATCAAAAGACACTGAGGTATAGTCGGATTGTGCAGAGTTAAATACATACTCAGATCCAAAGGAAATAGAAGTACCTGAGACAGTACCTACTATTGCTGTACCGTAGTATGAGTTACCACCATCCTGATAAGCAACTACGAACTTTCCTGCTGTATTTGGGTCAAGGGATGCTGAGATAGAGTAAAAATATGCTGCATTAAACACAGCCTCAGAGCCTGCTGGAATACTCGTAGGTAGAGTAGTACTACTCACAGCCACTACACTAACAGTCCCATCTGAATTAAGAATAACAGGCTTACCATTAGGCAGTGTACCACTAGCTACAAAGTCTACACTCTTACCACCACTGCCTGCTGGCAATAGCTCACTTAAATTGCTCATGGCAAGTCCCTTATGTTGATTGTGGTTGTAGAGATAGCAGTGCCTAGCTTCTGAGCAGGCGAGGTGCTAACTGTAGTGATTGTTCCATCTTCCTGAGCATAGTAGTCAGAGGCGATAGTGAGGCTTGTCTGTGCTTCGTTGATGCCACCCCAAGTGTTTATCTTAGCTGTGCCGCCAGATGATGTGGCTTCTGATGTGATGCCTATGAGGTTTGTGGAGGTTAGGTTTGTTGTGGTTATTGTGGCAGCCATTTGACCTACGATAGCTGTACCATAGTCTGAGTTGCCACCATCCCTATAGGCAACTGCAAACTTACCTGAGTTATTAGGGTCAAAGGATACTGAGACGAAGTAAGTAGTACCCGAATTAAAGACATACTCAGATCCAAAGGTAATTGAAGTTCCTGACACTGTACCTACTGCGGCTGTACCATAGTTTGAATTACCCCCATCCTGATAAGCTACTACAAACTTATTAGCATTGTTAGTGTCAAAGGAGATTGAGATGTAGTTAGAAGCCCCAGAGTTAAACACAACCTCAGATCCAAAGCTAATAGAAGTTCCTGAAATAGTACCTATCACAGCTGTACCGTAGTTGGAGTTACCAGCATCCCTATAGGCAGCTGCGAACTTACCTGCGGTTTTTGGATCAAAGGAGATTGAGCTATAGTAAGTAGTACCCGAATTAAAGACATACTCAGATCCAAAGGTAATACTTGTGCCAGAGACAGTACCCACTATTGCAGTACCGTAGTTGGAGTTACCCTGATCCGTATAAGCTACTACAAACTTGCCTGTTGTATTAGGATCAAAGGATACTGATGCATATATAGTAAGTGCAGAGTTAAAGACATATTCAGACCCATAGCTAATACTTGTACCAGATACCGTACCTACTATAGCAGTACCGTAGTCTAAGTTACCCTGATCCCTATAAACTACTACAAACTTACCTGCGGTATTTGGGTCAAAAGCCATTGAGAAGTACATAGAGTATGCTGAATTGAAGACATACTCACTGCCATAACTAATTGAAGTCCCTGAGACTGTTCCTACACAAGCTGTACCGTAGTTGGAGTTACCACCATCCCCATAGGTTACTACAAAGTTACCTGTTGTATTTGGATCAAAGGCTATATCTAACTGACCTGTACTTCCCGAATTAAATATATACTCAGAACCAAAGCTAAGTGAAGTACCTGAGACAGTACCTACTATAGCTGTTCCATAGTCTAAGTTACCATTGTCAGCATAAGCTACTACAAATTTGCCTGTAGTATTTGGATCAAAGGATACAGAAGTGTAGTTAGAAGTGCCTGTATTAAACACAACCTCAGAACCTGCTGGAATACTCTCAGCTACTGATGTACTACTCTCAGCAACTACACTAACAGTACCATCACTATTCAAGATCACTGGCTTACCATTAGGCAACGTGCCAGAAGCTACAAACTCAACTAAGTTCTGCCCTCCACCGCTAGGCAGTAATTCCGACAGATTGCTCATTAAATGCTCCAGCCTATTGTGCTGTTAACATACGTCATTACGATCTGAGCGAAGTTCTTATCAAAGGTAAGGTCAGTAGCAGAGCTAGCAATGTTTGAACCATTACGGGCGACTGTGAATGTGGTGGTTGCTGCTGCGCCTGTACCGTCTTTAACGATAACGTAGTTCCCTGCAGATGGGCTAGCAGGTAATGTGATAGTGATGCCGCCAGCAGATACCACATGGTGACTTGCATTAGCTGCTGTTACACTGGTTCCTGTTACTGTAGGAGTGGATACATTGTCTAACTTAGTTCCATCCGTAGCTACAGCACGACCATCAAAGGTAGAGTTAGTTGTAATGGCACCTGTCATTGCACCACCTGTTCTAGGTAGTGCTGCATTTGCCGTGGTAGTTGTAGAAGCTACTGCATAAAGCGCATCCGCTTCTGCCTTAGTATAAGCACTATCAATAGGCTCAAACCTCGCATCACCTTCAGCTTTAGTATATGAAGTATCTAGTAGCTCATAACGAGCGTCAGAAGCAACCTTCGTATAGTGGTCTGCTAATGCAAATGAACCATAAGCTACTATATCTACTATGTCACCTACGGTGGCACCTGTAGTGAGGACAATAGATGTACCTGAAGTTCCTGCATAGTCTACTGCAAGTACAAGCTTAATACCATTAAGGTAAACATCTACATACCCTGCATTATAAGTAGCAGCGAAGGTAGTCTGACTAGCAGTGGCTGTATACACAACACGCTCTGAAGTACCGTTAACTGCTGAACCTGCAGCAGCCCATGAAGCACCATCATATACACGCATCTGAGCAGCTGTAGTGTTGAAGTGTAATGCACCTGTTGCTAAAGCAGCGCCATCGTTATCCACTGTAGGGTTAGTACTTTTAGCACCCAAGTAGATATCGTCAAATGCATCAAAGGAAGCTGCAGCTGCACTAGCACTGTTAGCTGAACCTGTTGCTGAGTTAGCAGAGGCAGTAGCTGAGTTAGCTGAGTCTGTTGCACTGGTAGCTGCTTGTCCTGCACTGTTAGCTGCTGCTGTAGTAGAACCAAACACTGTATCAATGTATGTCTTAGTAGCAGCATCTTGTGCTAAGGTAGGATCAGCAAGACCTGTAATCTTATTAGCACCCATAGCCAGAACACCACTCATGGTATCACCTGCTTTGGTTACCTTCAATGCATCTCCTGTATCAACATAGGTCTTTGTAGAAGCGTCTGTGCCTGCCGTAGGAGTGCCTAGGCCAGTTACTTTGTTAGTACCCATAGCTAGGGCACCAGACATAGTGCCGCCAGCTAGAGGCAGCTTAGTAGCTAGTGCATTAGTTGTAGTAGTAGCATAGTTAGCATCATCACCAAGGGCAGCAGCTAGTTCATTAAGAGTATCTAAAGCTCCCGGAGCAGCGTCTATGACAGCAGACACTTCAGCATCCACGTAAGTCTTGGTAGCTGCATCAGAACCTTGTACAGGGTTAGATAGACCTGTTATGGTAGAGGCTGTACCAGCATTCATATCCAATGAACCATTAATAGTCACATTGTTGAATGAGCTTGTGCCTGAACCTGCAGTGATATTACCAGTTACATCACCTGTTACTGCGCCTGTGTGAACACCTGCTGTATTACCTGTAACATTACCTGTTACTGCACCAGCAATTGGGCCTACAAAGTTAGTAGCCGTTACAGTTGTACCTGTTACAGTACTAGGCGTAGTTGCACCAATCTGAGCAGCATCAACCGTACCACCATTAATATCAGCGGTAGTAGCTACTAGTGAGGTGAATGTACCTGCAGCTGGTGTAGTACCACCGATGATAGCATCAACTGTACCTGCATTAATATCTGCTGTTGTTGCAATAAGTGTAGTAATAGTAGCAGCGGCTGGAGTAGAAGCACCAATGATAGTAGCATCTATCGTACCACCTTCAATGTCCACTGTCGTTGCCACAAGAGAGGTAATAGAGGCAGCAGCTGCGGTAGTAGCACCAATTACCGTAGCATCAATAGTACCACCGTTAATGTCAGCTGTAGTTGCTACAAGGGAGCTAGTAGTTACAGCAGCAGGAGTAGAAGCACCAATGGTAGTACCATCTATAGCACCACCATCAATATCAACAGTAGCTAATGTAGATAAGCCTGTGACACCTAAGGTGCCTATGATAGTAGCATTCTCATGTACTGCTAAGGTATCAATGTAGCCGATACCATCAATGTATACATCCTTGAACTCAGCACCAACAGCACCAAGATCAACATCACTATCAGTAACAGGAACAATTGCCCCATCTTGAATGCGTACTTGCTCTACTGCAGCAGCACCTACTTCCGAGTAGAAGCTGATACGGTTATTAGCAGTGTCAACAACTACTTTGTTTAAGGCATCAACGTCTGCAATGAGAGGGATGTATGCACCTTCGGTGGAAGATCCGTCATGCTTGTGTCCAGTTGCGAATGCGAAGGCATCACGTATTGCATTATACTCTGCGTTTACGGGTGCCGCTTTGATTACTGCGTTTGCAATTATGTCTGCAATTGATTGTCTGCTATAGCCAGCCATTTATCTTAGATCTCCAGTGCCATAAGTTAACACTATGCCCTGTATACTATGACTAGCATCAGTGCTATTAGTTACGTATTTAAAGGATACAGACTTACCAGAACCTGATATGTTAGTTACCTGTATCGGGGATGGGTTACCACTATATATAGCAGTACTATCAAAGGCAGCTTCATTGAAGTATGCAGCAGCACCTTTAGTAGTCATTGAATAGTTAGTAGGGTTTAATACGTTTATATCTTCGTAGTCATACACTACAGATAAGATAATCTCGTTATCCCCCTCTGCCCTAAGGTATGTATTAACCTTGTAGAATATCTTACGCTGCTCTGGGTTTTCCATATATAGGTAAGGTGTTTGATAAACACTAAAGATGTCAACACCCGCAAAGGAGTTACCAATCTCTTGTCTATGTACCTTGCCATCTGAGGTGCCATGTATTACGTGTTCATATTGGCCTAGGTAACCACTGGCAGCACAAGTAGCTTCTAGTCCTAATAGCTGACCAAACTCAAAGGCAAACCCTTCAGGCTGCTTTCGGATACCTCCGATTATGCCCTGTGACTCTGACGCAGAGAAGAAGATACGGAACTGAGACTTCTGACGAATAACAACAGAGGATAAACCATCTAAGTCTAAGCTTAATGAAATGTCAGTGAATAAGGATTGAATGTCCTTTGATATAGTCTCTAACTCTACATCCCCAATACGGCTTGTACCAGAGATAGGACGCATACCATCTTGACTAAGGAACAGTAAGTCCCCTCCAATCTCAATGATACTATCAGAAGCAATACAACCTAAGTCATGTGTAACACCTGTCAGTACAAAGTCTGCAGTGTTAGTGCCCTTCAATGCTTTAATGTTGTTAGTGCCAAATATGTATAGTGCATCACGGAAAGGCTTGATTGCTACAATGTCAAAGCCTACGTTGATTACGCCAGCACCATGCCCTGTACCAAATTCTGTCTCTTCTAGGGGAGCACTGAAGAATAGTTTTGTAGGATGTGCAGGATCACCTGCAAGGAACATATGATTAGCAAAATCCACAGCATACTTTGGATCCGTTGGAGCATTCGCATGAGTAATCTGAGTGTACGTAGTACCATCATAAGTAGCTGCAGGATTAATGCCATCAGTAAGTATAGTCTTCTTAGCGGAGTAGTTGA